TGATTGGTGCCATATCGGCGTGATCCAGAACGGGCTTCCACTTACGGATAGCCTGTTCGGTTAGCATCTTGTTCTCTTCCATTTTAGTGACTCCTTTGTTTGAAAAACAGTCTTTGGTGACTGGAATGTGTTATTGAAAGTGAAAAATTAGTCCTTGCTCTTGCTCATGGACTTGAGGTACGCCTCCATGAGCGGAGAAGCCTCGGAACCTTCCTCGTAAGACTCCTCAAGGGACTCTTCTTCGGTAGCGGTTTCAGACTCGGTTACGGTTCCGAGTTTCTCAATGTTCTCGCGGAGAACAGCGAGTTTCTCGGCAAACTGCTCCACAGAATCAAACTCCACGCTTTCAGCGAGTTCACGGAGTTTCTGTGTTTCGGTGTCGGTTAGCCCCTCTGCCATTTCACGGAACAGGAGTTCGCAGCGGAGTTGTTCACACTCCTCGTTGATCTCCATGTTCTTGGAAACCTGCTCGTCTAGTTCGCCCTTAAGGTTCTCGTAGTCCTCAACAGTGGACTCAAACAGATCAAGTTTCTCTTCGGGGATTTCAATGTACGACTCGGCAAACACGCCGCGTAGTTTCTCAATGAATCCTTCAGCAATCTCGGTGCGAAGCCCGTTGCTGACTGCAAGACGGTTCTCCTGCATCCACTCTTCCACCACATAATTGAGGTACTCATCAATACGCTCAACCATTTCTTCGGTGACAGCCAGAGTGTGCTCTTCTAGCAGAGTCTCGTACTTGGCTTGAATCTCTTCCTCAATCTCGTTGGTACGAGCAGCAAGGTGAGCCTCAAACAAGGTAGCGGCTTCAGTCTTGAAGTCTTCCGATAGTTCCTTGCCAGCGAACAAGGTTTCAATGCTCTCCTTCATGGAGGGCTTCTCTACCTTGCCGTTGGCATCGCTCTTCTTAGGCTTGATGGTGCCCATGTTCTTGCCAGAGTTAGCGTTGTGCGGCTCGGCAATCTTGGCACCCTTCTTGTTGACATCGTGAGTAATCTTGGTGTCAGAGAAATCAGAGGCGGCTTCCTTCATGGATTTCTTCTTCAAGAAAGCAGGCTTCTTGTCCTCTTTCTCGTCTTCCTCTTCGTCCTCGTCTTCTTCGCCTTCTTCTTCCTCGGACTCATCTTCCTCTTCGTCCTTGGCTTCGTCTAGGTCTTCACCCTCTACCTCTTCTTCAACCACTTCCTGCTCGTAGCCTTCTTCCTCGGCTTCGGTAGCCTCGGTTGGTTCGTCTTCGGTGGGTTCGGGGTTTTCTACAAGGAAGCCTTCCCCTAGAATTACCTTCTTGATGACATCTTCTATCTTTTCGTTAGCCATGACTGGAGTTCTCCTTTGAAATATGTAGACGCTTCAGAGTCTTGAGATGAAGTCTTTGAACAGGTTCATTGCCTGCTCTTCTAGTTTGCGGGACGGGGTATTTTTGATTACCTTCTTGTACTGCTCAATCACTACGGGCTTGAGAACCCCATTGTCCCAAATCCATTCCTTGCCTTCCATGATACCGTTCACAAAAGCGTTGGGTGCAGAGGGATCAGCCACCACATCCACCGCCGCAAGCATGAAGTCTTCCTGTACCACATTGACTCCATCCTGTTCCTTGAGACTGCCCATACCACGGGACGAAACGCCTAGTTTGGCTCCTTCGTCAATCAGATTTTTTACAATCTTGCCATATGGGGTGTCCATGATCTTGGCTTCACCAATAATCTGCTTGCCGTCTACAGACAAGTTCTTGATGATGTGCGACACCCGCTCTAGGTTCACAGTTGGGCCTTCGGGATGCCCTAGTTCACCCATTGCACGGTTCTGCTTTACATACTCGGTGTTGTACCGACCAATTTCCTTTTCCATGATCTCGCCCGGATACATACGCCCGTTGCGGTTCTTGGTGTCGGACTCCATGAACACGCCCTTAATGAAATAACTCTTCTGACCGTTCTTGTCTTCGGTCAGAACTTGAATATCACTTTGGGTTGTTTCGGTAATGAGTTTCATTAGTCGCGTTCAGCCTTTTTCTTGTTATACTGCTTCCACGCGGTGGCGTACATGACGCTCTTGCCACGCTTGCCGTACTGCTTGTGGAAAGAAGACTTGACTTTCTTTGAGCCAGTCATCTTTTCCATGCCAGGAGGTGACACTTCGTCTAGTTGCTCGGTGGATTCGTCTACCTCTTCAGCCTCTTCAGCAACCTCTTCGGTTTCTTCGTACATGGACGGCTTTTCGTCCTTCTTCTTTTTCTTCTCGTCCTTTTTCTCTTCAGGATCGTCGCTGTACATGCCCATCTTTTTGTCTTCGTTGAACAGGGCTTCAGCAAGACCCACACGCTCTTCGTCTAGCAAGAGCGAAGCCTTGGCGTACAGGTTCTTGAAAACGCTTTCTTTAGCGTCCACATAGTTCTTCTCTAGCAGGGCTTTTACGATCTTCTTGTTGATGTCCATAGGTTCTCCTTGTCAGACCTTATTTATTTAGTATTGGCTATTTTTCTCGCGTATAAAAGCCGTTTGAATTATTATTCCTTGGGGTTTCCAAACTCGTCCTCGTCCTCGTCGCCGCCCACGATTTCACCAATTGTTACCTCGGGTTCGGGGACAGGTGCCCCACCTTGGGGAGCCGCACCACCCTCCGCAGGGGCACCGCCAACTGCTTCGGCAGGAGTCATTTGCCCTTCAGGAGCCACAATCTTGCCTTCTGCCATTTCTGTCTTGATGGCCTTGTCAATTTCTTCAATGTCTTCGGCAGTCTGCTTTAAAATATGCCGACGCACAAAGTCGCGGGAGTAGTACTTGCCCACAAAGTCTTCGGTGTCTCGTGCCACTTGGAGACGATCCTTGAGCACTTCGCTTTCCTTGAGTTCGCTGAAGTGGGAATCCTTGTTGAACTTGAACGCAATCTTGGGTTCAATGTCCTGCCACTCGTCCTCACGAATAATACCCTTGAGCACCAACTGCACACGCAGCAGGTTCAAGAACACTTCAGAAAACTTCATACGCAGGCGTTCAACAAACTTGAAGAATTTCACTTCGTCGCGGCTAATCTCCGAAGCACGACCAATGTTGAAGCCTGTGCTTTCTTCTAGACGAGAAGTAGGCACATTAAGCGACTGGAACAGTTTCTTTTGGAAGTATTTCACATCTTCCATTTCACCAAGATTCTGTCCGCCCTGTAGTGTGCTGACTTCGGTGCCCTTGCCGCCTTCACGACGGGGCATCCAGAAGTCTTCCAGCATGGACAGGTGTTTACGGGTGTCGTTCATTTCGCCCGTGTTGGGATCGTACATGAGTTTGTTACGATACCGCTGCATGAGTCCACGCACATACTCTTCAGCCTTCTGCTTGGGCAAATTACCCACATCCACATAGAAAATGCGGCGTTCAGGAGCACGAGCCAAGCGGTAGATGATTACCGCGTCCTCAATCATACGCAACTGGTTGAGTGCTTTGATTGCCTTGTGGAGATAGCCCACAATCTTCTTACGACGAGAATCGTACAGTCCGCTGTGCACAAAGCAAATAGCATCAGGACTAATCTTGAGTCCGTCCAGCGTCATGGTAGACGAAGCCTGATCCTGATCGCTGTAGATGTAGAACTCTTCCACTTCAGAAACCAAATTTACACCAAGCGGAGTGTTCTTGGTTTGCCCACCGCTGGTGTTTGCAGTCATGGGCTTTTTCTTTATCTTGCGAACCTTGCGAATCTTTACAGGATCAATGGGACGCAGTTCAAGAATACCTTTCTTCTTGTTTTTTTCGTCCACGATAACATGGTAATAGATTCGGCTGTCCACATACCACTTGCGGAACACTTCGTAACCACGACGAGTAAAGTCCAACAGGTTTAGCACCTCGTGGAACTCGTCTTCAATCTTGTCTTTGATGGTCTTGCTCTGCTTGACTGCGGACACATCAATTTTTACAGCGTCTAGTGTGTCGTTGTACACAATGCTCTCGTTACAAATATCGGCAATAGCACTTTCACACTCGGGATGAAGTGCCATTTCACGATACTTATAGATGAGTTCAATGTCTGACTTTACAGAGCCGTCAAAATCAACATACGCTCCGAAATAGCCGCCCACTTCAACAGGTGTGGCTCCGTCATCGTAATCGGGTGGCACAAAAGAAACGGGCTTCTTGAGGATTTCCTCCGCAGAAGCCGCGTCCTTGCCATCCTTTTTACCGATGCTAAAGCCGAACAGGTTGATAGCCATAATATAATTACCTTTTCAAAAGGGCTTCAGAAGCCCTGACCGAAATTGATACCAAGACCTTGTAGCACGGCTCCTAGACCGCTGCCACCAGTAGCGGGAACTGCTGCTCCGGGAGCGGCTTCCCACCACGAGTAGTTCAGTGTTACGGGGAATTCAGCAATCTGGTCATTGTTCTCGTAAGAGAGATCAATGCTGCCCACATCGCTGGGGAAGCAACCAATAAAGTTGTAGGTACGAACAGCCTCACCGTCACGGTGGAGTTGAGTGACCGACCAAGTGGGCATGAACTCCATGAAGTTACGGGGAGCGGTGTTAGCGGTGTGCTGATTGAAAATGGCACTCCAAGCCTCAAACGCTGAACGCAGAGCGAGGTTGGTGTCCGAGATCACGGTGAGTGACCAATCAGCAAAGGTACGGTCGCCCGGAAGTTTGATGCGACGACCACGATACGGAACCTCAATGGTTCCGATGGACGAGGCAGGAATCTGTGCAGCCTTTACCAAGAAAGAAATTGCTCGGTTGTCTGCGTATCCCGGAATTGACCCGTTGACCACGAATAGATTGGTACGAGCACCACCGCCAGCGAAGGCGTTTACGAACCCTGAAATATTGTTGGTTGGTTCTACTGGCATTAGGACTTACTCCTTTTCTCTCTTATCTATACGATCAGCCGCCAACTTCGCTGAAGTTTACGCCAGTCTTGGTGGCAATAAAGTTCAACTGGATAAAGTTGATGCTGCGGGTGGGCTTGACGAAGATATCTGCAACAAACTCGTTGCGGTCAATGACTTCGCCTGTATTGTTGGTTTCATCGCACACCACCTTGAAGTCGGTGATGCCACGACGCTGTTGAACCGTCTTGAGGAACGGAACCACTAGATTCTTGAATTGAGCACGGGTGAACCCGTCGTTCTGCTCAAACAGGAAGAACTTGCTAGCGGTTGCGATTGCCTTCTCAAGAATGATGAACAGGCGACGAACATTGATACGGTCAAACGCAGAAGGACGAGTCTGCATGGTCTTGTCACCGTACAGAATTACGCCTTCACCTGGGAACGACACCACAGGGTTGACCTGACGGGTGTACAGTTCGTCTCGGTGGGCTTCGCTGGACGGGTTATACGCCAACTTGACCACACTCTTAATCTGACCACGGTTGAATCCTGCGGGCGAGAACCACGCCTCATTGGTAAACTCGGTGCGGGCTACAAGACCTGCAATATCAGCGTTGAGAGGAACTAGACGAACTAGATTGTTGTAGGTGTCTAGTTGATACTTCCAACCACTATCCAAAACAGCATACGAAGAGTTCACATTGAATGTGCTGTCTCGGAAAGTCTTGAGATTGTTGAGAGCCTCGTATGGTAGTTTGTTCTCTACATTGGTTTGAAGGGGAGAAACAAATGCCATGCAGTCAAGACGCTTCTCGCAAATCTGCTGAACAATTAGTTGAGCAAGAGTTGCAGACGCATTGCCTGTTGGAAGCAGGCTCACATCAACGGTGTCTGCGTCTTGGAACAGGCTCCAACCGCTAGACCAACGATCACTGTCTGTTGGTGGAATTGAAGAGCCTCCAGTTAGACCAAGAGAATTTACACCAGCACCAACTGCGGATGTAGTGGACAAAGCAGGGCCAAGAAGAGTATAGTTGGTATCTGTGGCAACCTTTGGAATAGTAGTGTTTGGATCACTACTGATTGCCCAAACATAGTTGGATTGGTCATTTACTACAGTGCGATAGTAGTTGCTGCTACCGTCAAAATTACGGGCATCAGAAGCACGAGACAGTCCTTCCCACTTTTCCAGAATGGTGTTTGCTGTTCCTGTCCATTTGCCGTCTTTATCCAAAACTAGAACATTCACCAAATCGTTTCCACCACCAGCATCAGAAGCATAAACCGATGTGGTTGCACCAGTAGACACATATTTGGCGTATACGCTCTTGATAGAAACTGTGTTGCCTGCGGATTGTGCGATTGGGAGTAGACTATTCAACAAAACACGCACAACATAAGGACCGCTTGCAGCAAGAGTGTAGCCACTGGTAACACCGTAAAAATCACCGAATGTAGCGGTTATTCCGAATAATCCACCAGTAGTGGTGTCTCCTTTTTGGATTCCATCAACAGTAACAGAGGTTCCATCATTGAAAGTAATTTCATCACCCTTTGCAAAATAAATAGCAGTTGCATTTAGATTTCCACGACCAATATCAATATAAGTTGCACCCTGAGATGCGGAGGCGGCTAGAGTATAGCCTGTTGTGGTTCCTGTTCCGCTTGTTAGCACTACCTTTAGACTATTTCCAAGAACTCCTGGGTATTTTCCAGTAAACAACACACCATTAACAGCAAGAGCAGATCCGCCAGAAACACCTTCATTGGCGTAGAAGTCTGTTTCATTGTTTATGTTAAATCCGGCGGCAGCACATGCACCTGCTTTGTTTGTTTGAGAATTGTAAGCAGTAGCACCTACAACACGCACAACCTGCATGCTGTTGCCGTACTGTAGGAAGTTGGCGGGGGTGAAGAAGTCCACATAGTTGTTATTATCTGGCTTTTGGAAAATGTTGGATAGTTCACGCTCATTGGCAACAGTCACGATCTCGTTGACTGGTCCCCAGTGAAAATAACCTGCAAAGCCGCCGGGAGTGGTGGCTACAGCAGGAACGATTGTGGTTAGGTCTACTTCTTTGATGCTTACGCCGGGGCTTACTCTAAATCCCATTGGTGTGTCTCCTTCGTCTATGAAGCACGGGGTGTGGTATCGTTACTTCTACTTGTATGTATTATTTGGATTTTTCCTGTGGCAACGCCACGAATCCTTATATTTAGCCCTGTTAGTCTCCCCAATTCCACACCGTTCCACCCCCATCAGTAAACGAATTAGGATCGCTGCCGTCGTCCACAAAACCAAACGGGGTCATCTCTTCTTCCAAATTTTTCATTTGGTCTTCGTACAAGTCCTTTCGGATATCGCTACCCGTGATGTCTTTGAAATATGCTTGGGTCGTGAGCCACGAAAACAGCACCAGCGTCATTACCAAATCGTCATTATGGTTGTCTTCGGCTTCAAAGGAATCGCCCCGTGCCACAAAAGTGCACAACTCGTCCACCACACCAAAGTCTTCCACTATGAGTTTGGAGTCTTCAATCAGGTTTTTCAGAATGGCACAGCCTATACGCTTCACGGCTGTGGAGGTCTTTACGCCCTTCATAGCCGAGCCGCCCCGTCCAAAGCCACCGTTTACCACCTGTCCCTTGCGTCCCTGCATCTGCACATAAACAATGTTGTCGTATTCCATGTCATCGTGCAGAATGTCTGCCACCTGCTGTCCAATATCGTTGATCTCTACCAGCACGAATGCGTTGTTGTACTGTCGTGCCACAGGGTAGATGGCGTTGGGGTACAACATGGGGGCTAGTTGGTTGTTTCGGAATGTGGCTACCAAACGATACGGTATCTGTGTCACATCCACAACGCTAAACGCATGGTAGTCCTGCCCCACTCCACGAGAGGTGTCAACCACAATCACATATTTGTGTTCTGGTTGTGGACGAGAGTACACACGCAGCCCTTCGCTATTGAAATATTCAGGAGTGCGATACGCCAAGCACTTTAGTTTTTCAGGATGCACAAGGGTGTGCACCGATCCCAAAAACTCGGTTTCAAACTCTGTGCGGAACTGCTCTTCGGAGGTGTTGGAGATGGTCTGCTTTTTCCACTCGTCATCACGCCCCGGCACATCACTCCAGTGCACTTCAATAGGGTAGTACTCATTCTTGCCTTCTTCACCTGCCTGTTTGTTAGCATTCACCCACAGGCGATAGAACATGTTCAAGCCTTTAGGAGTGGATACAATAATAACTTTGGTTTCTTTACCGCTAGTAATAGTGGGGTACACAGACGAGAAGAACTCTTCAGCCACATTCTGCGGCACATACGCAAACTCGTCCAACATGATGCAGTTGTACGAACCACCACGAACAGCGGACGACGAGGTGGCTGCTGCCAGCACTTTGGAGCCGTTCTCTAGCACGATTGAGCCTTTGTTCCACTCTACCACACCCTGCTGCAACCACACGGGCAGGTATTCGTAGGCTAGTTTCAAACGACCCAGCAGTTCACGAGCAGTAGCCAACTTGTTAGCCAAGATTGCTACACTCATGCTTTGGTTGAACAAGATGTAGTGGAGCAAGAACGAAATCATGGTTGTAGACTTGCCGCTTTGACGGGGCATCTTGCAGATCACGAAGCGGTTCTTGTGAACGGCTTGGATCATGTCTTCTTGGAACTCATACGGCTCAAACGGCACCAAGCCCTTGTCCAACGATACAATCTTTACATAGTTCTTGATGAAATACAGCGGGTCTTGAGAGCATTTCACATACTCTTCAATCTGCTTCTCCGAAAAATTTATCTTTACGCCTTCTGCTTTAAGGTTGGCGTTGCCCAGATATTTTTGGCTTTTGGTCACGATTCATCCTCTACCTTTGCGTCAATAAATGCTTTGGTACTGGAACGAGCAGAGTTGATAATGTCCTGCAAATCCCGAGTAGACCCCACATAGATAGCGTTGTTTGTGGTGTGGTTGTTGGTGGTGTTGTTTTCAGTCTTACGGATGCCCTTGATCTTGTCGTGCAGGTCTAGCAAGTCACGATTGGTTTCTGAAAGGGTCTTTATCATTTGGGCTACCACTTCGTATGCACGGGGCGAGTCGCCTTCTTGAGCCACAGCCATCACGCCGTCCAGTGCGTTCTTGCCTGCGTCAACCAGTTCGCGTAGATTCTTGCGAACGGTTTCGTAGTCGTGCTTCAGGTCTTTGGCAATGCTTTCATCGGTCAGAGGAGGAGTTTCCACCTTGACCATAGGCATGGGAGCCGACTGCACAATGGCTTGTGGCTCGCTTTCGGTTGTGCTACCTACACCCAACACGCTTTCAATATGTGTAAAACCATCACCCATGTGTGCCTCTCAATCAACTAGGATACGGCGGTGCTGTTACTCCCATGTCTCCAAACCATTCCACAGTTACGCCTTGAGCAAGAGTGGAGCCGCTCTGATACTCGTAAATCTTGGTGTACGGTGTGTAGTTGTATTTGCTGGAACTTGCACCGCTTGGCCCTGTGATTCCAGTAAATACTTTGCTTGCAATACCAGTCACGCCTGCAAGTGTAGAACCTGGAGTGTAACCGGGGAAGTAGTTGAAATCGTAAATCTTGGTATCGGTCTTGCGAATTTCCTTGTAACTACGAACATTACCAAAGATGTACGACTTCATAGTAAAGTTCAGCGTGAAGATTATACTGCGACGGCTCTGAAAATCGCCCTCGTAGTCTTCTTCGGAACTCACAGAGTTCAGGTAGATGGGCACATCCACTTTGGTGTTTACATCGTCAAAATTCACAGTAGCCACAAATTCAGGAGCAAAGTACGGAAGAATTTGCTCTATGATTTGCAGCCCGTCGTCCATGTTTCGGGTGTACACATACAGCCCAAAGTCAATATTGTACGGCACCTCCGCAAAGGTGTATTTCATGGAAGAGGTTTGGGTGTCACGAACCACATTTCGTTGCATACTGTTTCGTTTACGAGCAGGATCGTATGCAAACCCTGTAATCTCAAATGCCATGCGTGGCAAGGTGATCTGCATGGGGTTCTGTAGATACGGATCGCCTGCTAGACGCACCTTGTATTTTTCTTTGGGAGCGTATGCTAGCGGAACTTCAATGTATTCTGTACCGCTGCTTGTGGCACGAGAAATCTTGATTTGGTTGAATATGCCACCAAATGCCACCACCATTCGCCTGATAGACTGGTTATAGAACTGCGAAAACATTATGCGTCTCCGTATAATCCTTCAGAGAACGGATCTTTCTCCGTAAAATCAAAAATGTTGTCTGTGTTGACTTCTTTATCAATGGCTTCGTTGTCTTGAATATTGGCATTCGTGGTTCGTGTATCGGTATCAGTTATGGCAGTAATAGTAGAGGTTGCACCACTAGTCTTGCCTGTAATAGTGTCACCCACTTCAAAAGTTCCGCTTTGCATATTCAGAGTAAGGTAGTAAGTTGTTGGGTCGGTGCTATCCAAAGCAGCGTCTACTCTGCCCAACGCATGAGGAGCAGAAACGCTGCCTGCATACACTTCTTCACCAACAGTAAACGCTTCAGCAGAGGAAGTTATTGTTAGTCGTTTTTGATACTTGGCAACAGCAGAAACAACAGCGTCCATGTCGCTTTCGCCTGTATCAATCTCTTCGTGTGTGTACTTGAAGGCTTCGCAATACAGTTTAAAAGAGTATCGTTGTCCGAGCGGATAGAACGGGTTGTCGTGTTCCACATACTTGATTTCAAACAGATTGAACGGGTAATCAAAGTAAATAATGTCACCTTCTCGCGGACGACCCAAATCACGAATAGCGGTATTGTGACTCATCACTTCCAAGAATCGTCTCTTGGACACGACAAATGTGCAGTTCTCGCGGATGTCTAAACCAAAACGAGTCATATCACTTTCGCCGTCAAACCCTTCTGCGTTTTCCATGTACATTTCAATACGGTTAGCGTCTTTGAATTTTGAAACTTCTTCACCAAGAATTTTGTCTTCTGTGACCGTTTCTCGTGGAATGTACACCATCTCGTGACCGTGAATCTTAATGGCTTCGGTCGTGAGTGATTCTAGTAGGTTCTGCTCACCTACACTGTTTCTACGAAAATACGGATTGACTGCCATGCGTTATCCTGTAATGAAGTCGGGAGGCAACTGGTACTTGCTCTGCACATCTTCTTCTAGTTTTGCTATTTCTTCCATTGCTTCCTGATAGATTTTGCCACCGTTGAATGTGACATTTCCGGGCAGCGGCATGCCTTCGTATTTGGACAGGTTTACCCCCCACTGCCGCTTGATAAGAGCAATGGTGTACTTTTTCAGGTAGTTGTCGTTGTAGATTTCTGTGGCAAGTTCTGGATTGTTGGCAGTATACGCCTCAATCATAAGGTAGGTGCCTGCCTGCATGTCGGTTGTGGTGGCATCAATATACAAGCGGTTGTTCATCCTGTTAAATCTAATCTGCTTTTCAGGATCAAGCAACTGCTCCAACATCTCAATGTACTGCATGGTAGACACATAGTAGTTTAGGTTGGTCTGCCCTGTACGCAGCCCGTAAAAGTCGTTCAGAGCCAACTGGTAGCGAATATTGAAAATATTGTGGGTGGAAAGATTGAACCCCATGTGAAATATACGATTAATGGTCAGAATGGACGGGTCAATAGGATTGGTGTCTATCCACTTGCGGGAGATGTCTTGAGCCGTGAGGGCATAAGTGTAGTACATTTTGCCACCACCGTCGTGGTGCCACTTGGCAAAATACTGTAGTGCCTCGTCAATACGGTCTTCCACCTGTGAGTCTTCCACATTAACTTCAATCACAGGATGCCCAAGTGCCCGTAGGCAGTAGTCTTTTAGTTCTTGTCGTGAATGTGGGCTAGCCATGCAGTCTCCTTTTTTGAGTATTTAGGAGCGTGGCGTTTTGCCTAGTCTCCGTTTTCAGCCTTTAGCCGCTCCACGAGCAAGGCTAGTTCAGGCTCACGGGCACACCAACGGTCACAGGAAGCGTCGGTTTTTCGCAGGTAAATGGTGTTGTCCCCGTCTGTAATGTAGTGTCGGACACCGTGTTCGTATACCCGTGTGTGGAATCCAAACGGAACGGAGTAGTCACCACACACTTTCAAAAAATCATCCCACGAGTACTCCCGCCCGTTGAGAATCACTTTTGAGTTTCCATAATGTACAAGGGACACTGGCATTGTGGGTATTACGGAACCGATACTGGCGGTTCATTTTCTGAAGAAGTATCCCAATTTTTTTCAGGAATACGATTAGTCTTTGTAATGGTTGATATTGGAGAGATGAATAAGGATTGGTTTCCTGTTGCAGCCAATTTGCTTACTACTGCTGTTGCTGTTGGGCCAGAAAGCAGTTTCAGATTTGAGAAAGAAGCCTGTGAATCAATTCTAGTATTTACATTTGTAAATTGTGAAACACCCCTATTGAAATACGCCGACACATCTTTGTACAGATTTACAGCAGCAGCAGTTGCAAAGGTGTAGTATGTGCCGTTTGCGTCAGCAACAGAAACATCGGCTGTGCTGCCTGCAACAATAATAGAATCGTAAATGTTTTTCAGATAATTCAGATTGGTTTCTAGTGGAGTGTACACAAACGAAGACGGGTATGTGCTGCCACTAAACAGATTAGGGAAATCACCGCTTGCACCAGTTATTCCGTACATGGTTAGACCAAGATAATACCGAAGGCTGTAGTCTGCAAGGTCTTTTCGGTACTGTTTCGCAGCAGTAAGCCCTGAAGAAATTTCCGTGACGGCAGACGGAATCCAACACGCACCGCTCTGATAACCAAAAATGTAACCAGCGGATGCTCCTGCAACTGCATGACCACCACAAACACCAGTAAACGGGGTAGTCCACTGTTTAGAAGCCGTGACTCCAATGTTTCCGTAAATATACAGACTATCTGTTTGTGCTGCCACATTACTGGTCATTTTGTTGCTTGTGTCGCACGGGAACAAAGAGGTTCCTATAGGACCGTCCATGCTCAAGCAGAAAACCGTATAAAACCCAGCGTGTTGTTTTGTGGTTGGCACAGGAGCCGTTGATCCGTGAAGGAATCCACGAAGTGCATCAGGAGTGGTTCCAGCACTAACCACCAAATCGTCTATCCACCCCTTGAACGGCTTCTTTCCGCTACCGCCACACCCCACATACACAGAAGAGTCTGATCCACGAATGCTTCCAGTAGCACCTGTATATTTTTGAACCTGATTGCCGTTCCAATACGAACTCACCGCAGCACTGCTGCCTGCGTTGGTGTACGCAACAGCAAAATGGTGCCACTCGTTTAGCGTTACACCCACAGGCGACGCATTCATGGTGTGGTCAAATCCTGCCGATGTGGTGTTTGCTGTGGTAGAGAAGTGGAATTGGAATCGTGAAGACGAGTAGTCGTACTCCAAACGGAACGAGTCACTGGTGCTGCCACTCACACCGTCTGGGCTGCGTGTAATCACGATGGGATCATATGCAGAAGTGGGAGCAGTCTCCATCAGCAGCCAACCAGAAATCAAGAAGTACGAAGCAGAACTAATTCCCGGAAGTGAAATGCCTGCCGCTGCGGTGTCAGTGTCCAAGTACGAGCCTTTGAACTGTGCTGCTCGTGAACCAACAAAGGTGCCTGTGGCTCCTGTGGTTCCAATGGTTGGGTTGTACTCTGTTGCAGTTACACCACCAAGAGACAAGTAGTTTATAACTTCAGGCTGAATGGTGGACTGGAACACCAACTCGGTGGGGGTGAATGTGCCGTAGCCTGTGCCGTCTATTTTTTGTTCGGCTAGAGAAAAGGTTGTAAAAGAAGTGGATGTGGTGCTTGTTAGTTCTTGTGCTTCTGGAGCCACCGCAAAAGACGCAAATCCACTACCAATCACAGAAGGAGCAAGCGAAGAAGCCCTAGTGGTTACTGGTACTGTTTGTGCTACGGTGTTTACTGTTGGAGCAGTAATTCCATCATCAACAATAAAAACGCTGTTTCCGTATACTGACGGATCAAAACCAAGCGGAGAATAGCCGGTAGCAAGCACTGTTGCTATTCCGTTTGCGTCTAATCGTACTAGATTTTTTTGGCTCATTTGAATTGCCTGTTTGGTAGTTTAACCGTCCAGATTATTTGTATCGCTAACTCTATAATCACCAGGTTCTAAACACGACCACAATCCCAATCTTCTACCCCATGTAGCAGTCATGGTAGTAGGATTGGAATTAATCATTCCATCATAGTTTGATTTCAAAAAAGCCATACCAAAAGGAGAAACTGCGGAAGTATCGGTTTTGGTTTGCATGCAAATAGGAGACTTAACAATTTTAAAGTTAATACTGGTTCTGGTTCCTGTATTGTAATTTGAAGTCATTACACCCAGAGAATCATGTGCCCACCACTGATACGCTGTGGCACCTGCTGGTATTTTCATTACTGTATTGTATCTGTCTGGAGAGTACTGTCCTGCCCATTCACAACGAGTACCCGGGCGTATACCTGTATTGAAAGCAGTCCCAGCGGATGATGTAATATTTGTATCTACGATATGACTCCACGAATATTCAGCGTCTCTCACAGTGGATGTTGTGACTGCTGTTAATGAATTGGTGGCTGATGTGTATGGGCCATACCAAAACGGAGAAACCACAGAACGACCACTAACCAGTATAACTGGAATAACACCAACAGCCCCCTGTGGAAATCCACCTTGTCCACTGTCTTCTATCTGCTCTCGTCTACCGCTTTCTCGCCCATCTCTTACCGACACTCGGTGTCCTGTTCCATTCGTCATGCTGAAAGGAGCACCACTGAAAAATCCAGTTTCAGCGTACAACGCATGTGTGCCTTGAGTATTTCTTTTAGCGTTTGCTGATCTTTCTGCTGTATTAGTTGCTGTTGTCTCCAGTGAAGCCACAAGGGTGGATGATGCCATTCCGGCACCTTCTCCTCCGTTAATCCCAGTGCCTGTGAAATAGTAGCCAAGTCGTCCGTTTTGTATTGACGAATCAGCCGCTCCCCACCCACCAATACTTGTAAGAGGCCAAAGAGTACAGGCGTAATTTCCCGTGTGATAAACTGTTCCACGATTCCAAACATAAATTCCACTTGCCTTTCCGTCTCCAGCGAACCAACACGGGTGCATATTTTTTACAAAAAAGTTTCCAATCTGTGCTGTGGAAGTAGAATCGCCACAATACAATCCTGCTTCTCCGGTTTCCATTGCCGTCAAGAAAGTCATATGAGATCTGGTTGACAGTTTTCCACCGTCACCAACAAAAATGCCTGCTCGTCCACCGCGAACTCCGTAGTGCTTTACCACCTGCAAAGAGCCACCATTGGTTACACGAGTGTTGGAACAAGCGTTTCCGCCGTAGTTGTAAACACGACCTTCTCCACCACGATTAGCCACAAAATCAAAAGCAAAACAAGCGGCACTCAATCCTTGCCCAGCGGCAGTTGTTCCCAACAAATACGAACCGTTTACTCCCTTTATGGTCATTGAGGCACTGGTAAAGGTTAGTCCACCGATATTGGTGCTTCCAGGTTCGTTGGAGTACGCTTCAGCACCAAAATACGAACCTGAAGTGTTTATCCACGCTTGAATGTCTCTGCGTCCGTAAATGCCGTGATTATTGGCAGCAGGCGTGCTTCTTTCCCCGTTAAGCAAATAACCAACCAGCGTTACTTGTTGTGTATACAAAGGCTGTGCTTCAACAAATCCAGCACTTTTTGTCCACGAAGAGCCAGTCCATCCGCTTCTCTGTGTTGAGTTGGTTTGGAATGACACACCAGCAATTACATGTTGAACACGACCAATGTAGTCGTTTTTATTAGTACTAGTTGC